CTGTCAGAAACAACACCTGACGTATTAGATGACTACTAAAAAAATTACAACAAAACAAAAAAAGAATGCTTTGTTTTGGTCTGGGTTAGTAGCAGACGCATTAAAACGATTTAAGTCAACACATCAACCACAAGTTATTTCAGTAGGTACTGTCAAAACAGCTTTTATGTTGCAAGATACTTTAACTTCTATGGCATTAAGTGGTGAAGAAGCCGCTTGGAATATTGAAATCAAACTAGAAACATTACATTAATTATGAAATTACCAAAAATAAATAAAAAAATATTAGACGCACCTTTTGTGCATTGCTTTTGGAAAGATATAAATTCTTCGGCAATTTGGACTAGCTTAAAAGAAGCTAAAGCAAGTAAAGTTACTATCTGTATTACAGCAGGTTGGCTTTTAAAAGCAGACAAAGATGTGCATGTAATTGCAGGTGACGTTAACTTTAATGATGATGGAACATTAGGTGATGTAGGAAACGTCACTACAATGCCTTCAGTAAACGTATTAAAGATTAAGAAGGTAAAACTTTGAGATACGTTTTTGATATAGAGACTAATGGATTTTTACATGTATGTGATAAAGTACATTGCATTGTTCTAAAAGATATAGATACAGGAGAAATACTTACATTAGATAATAAAACTGCTGTAAAAAAATTAGAAGAAGCAGAGCTTATTATTGGCCACAACATTATTAAATTTGATATTCCTGTATTAGAGAAATTATATTCCGCTACATTTAAGGGCAAAATTTTTGACACATTAGTTGGAACAAGATTAGTATATGCAGACATTAAAGAAAGTGATTTTTCTAAAAAAGATTTTCCAAAAGATTGCATAGGTAAACACTCATTAAAAGCATGGGGTAATAGAATAGGTGAGTACAAAGAACAAATAGATACTGACTGGCAAACATTTACACCTGAAATGCTTGAGTATTGTAAACAAGACACAGAGGTAACATATAAATTATATAAAGTTTTAGAAGAAAAAGGTTACTCCCAAGAGGCTATGGATTTAGAACATGAAGTAGCCTCATTAATATTTAAACAAGAACAACATGGTTTTACTTTTAATAGAGAAAAAGCAGAAGCATTATCTGTTAAATTAAAAGCAAGACAAGCAGAATTAGCTGAAGAATTACAAAATGTATTTAAACCTATTGTAACTGAAAGATGGTCTACAAAGACAGGTAAAAAATTAAAAGACCAAGTTACTGTATTTAATCCATCTAGCAGACACCATGTAGCACAAAGATTAAAAGATAAATATGGTTGGGACGCACAAGAATTTACTTCTGATGGTAAAGCAAAATTAGATGACAGTATATTATCTAAACTTCCATATCCTGAAGCTAAAATATTATGTGAACATTTTTTATTAAATAAAAGAATTGCACAAATAGCTAATGGTTCACAGGCTTGGTTAAAACATGAACGTAATGGTAAAATACATGGCACATGTAATACAAACTCTTGTGTAACATCAAGAGCAAGTCATTCATTTCCTAATTTAGGACAAGTACCGAGTACGTCTGCACCTTTTGGTAAAGAATGTAGAGAATTATTTACAGTTCCAGAAGGTAAAAGATTAGTGGGTGTAGATATATCAGGTCTTGAAGTTAGAATGTTGTGTCATTTTATGTCAAAGTTTGACAATGGAGCTTACACAAAAGTTGTACTTGAAGGTGATATACATAGTGAAACACAAACATTAGCAGGGTTAGAAAGCAGAGACCTTGCAAAGCGTTTCTATTATTGTCTACTTTATGGTGGTTCAGTAAAACGTGTAGCTGAAGTTATAAATAAACCTCTTAAAGAAGCAGGAAAAGTTAAGAAAAGATTTTTAAATAATTTACCTGCATTGGCAAAACTTATTGAAGGTGTACAAACTGCGGCTCAACGTGGGTACATAAAAGGTTTAGACAAAAGAGAAATAAAAGTAAGAAACAGTTATTCAAGTTTAAATACACTTTTACAATCAGCAGGAAGCATAGTTTCAAAAAGATGGTTAGTAGAATTTAACAAAGAGATTAAGAAATTTAAGAACGCACAACAAGTTGTATGGGTACATGATGAGATACAAATTGAGTGTGAAGAACAAGACGCTGAAGACATTGGTAAGATAGCAGTCGAATGTATTAAACGTGCAGGTGAACACTTCCAATTAAGAGTGCCGCTAACAGGCGAATATAAAATATCAACTAATTGGAGTGGAACACATTAATGAAAAATAATAAATTTGATATTGACCTAAAGTATGGTCAAGAAAGAGAACAAAGACTAGCATCAATATTAGACAAAGATAAAAATAAAATAGAAGTTAAAACTGAAAGAGACTGGTGGTTTAAAACAGGTAACATTGCAATAGAAGTAGAATGTAATGGGAAACCTTCAGGCATTATGGCAACCAAAGCTGATTATTGGGTACATATATTAGCAGAGGGTGAAAAAGATTATTGTAGATTAATATTTGATACTAGAACAATTAAAAGATTAGCAAAAAAATACATAGGTACACTTAAAAATGGTGGAGATGGTTGGCGTAGTAGGTTTGTTTTAATACCTTTAGCCGAAATATTTTTACCAAAAAATTTAACCAAATCTATGCAGGAAAGGATAGTTAAATAATGTATAAAAAGAAAAGAGTATTAGTAATTGATGGCGACATACTTGCTTATCAAATTGCTACTAATAACGAACAACCTATTAATTGGGGTGATGGTTTATGGACTTTACACGCTGATGAAAATAGTTGTGTTCAACAATTAGATGCAGTGATTGACGATTTAGGTTCTGGCTTATCAGCAGATGACTATGTTGTAGCACTTACAGATAAGAATAATTTTAGAAAAGATGTTCTTCCTACATACAAAAGTAATCGTAAAGAAAAACGTAAGCCAATAGTTTTAAATGCAATGCGTGAACACATTATGGAAAAACATAATGGTGTCATGTGGGCTAACCTAGAAGCAGATGATGTCATGGGTATTATGGCAACTGAACCTAGTGATGAAGAAAGAATATTAGTTAGCATAGATAAAGATATGAAAACAATTCCATGCAATCTTTCTGATGATGGAACTACAATAGAACAAATACCACAAAAAATAGCTGATTATAATTTTATGATACAAGTATTAACAGGAGATAAAGTTGATGGCTATGATGGCATAGAAGGTATTGGAATTAAAACTGCTGAAAAACTTATTAAGAAATACACTAATGTAACTCTTCCTGATTTATGGAAAGTAGTTAAAGGTATTTATAAAGAAAAAGGTTACACAGAAAAAGAAGCTCTACAACAAGCTAGGGTCGCACACATTTTAAGACATGGTGAATACAATAAGAAAACAGGGAAGGTTAAGTTATGGAAGATTTAATAAAAGAACCACCTCACTATGCTAACAATAAAATAGAACCTATTGATTATATTATTTCTAATAAATTAGATTTTTGTGAAGGTAATGTTGTTAAATACATAACACGTTGGCGTAAAAAAGGTGGCATAGAAGACCTTAAAAAATGCAAACAATATGTGCAATTCATATTAGATAAGTATGAGGCTTAATGCTTGAACATAAACATATCTTAATTAGGGCAACTGTTAAACGTCCTCCTATACAAATAGATACAATTAAAGCATGGGTTAGAACTCTAGTAGATAATTTAGGCATGAAACCATTAGGTGAAACTGTTGCTGTTTATGTAGATAAAAAAGGTAACAGAGGTTTGACTTGTATACAAGCTATTGAAACATCACACATAGCTTTGCATTCATGGGACGAAGACAGTCCTGCTGTTATTCAATTAGATGTCTACACTTGCAGTAAACTAAATAAAGAAATTGTATTTAAAGCATTAGATAAATTTGACCCAATAGAAATTAATTATTTAACAATAGATAGACAAAAATTTTTAAACATAAAAAACAAAGATGAAATAAATAATGACAATAGATTATAATAGAGATGAATTACTTACTGATTTTGGTAAGACAACTTTAAAAGATAGATACTTACTTCCAGAAGAAACATCACCTCAAGATGGATTTATGAGAGCCGCTAAAGCATTTTCAGACAATGATGAAATGGCAGAAAGAATTTATAATTATGCTAGTAAACTTTGGTTTATGTATTCAACACCTATTTTATCTAATGGTGGTACTAACAGAGGTATGCCTATCTCTTGCTTTTTAAATTATGTTGGGGATAGTAGAGAAGGATTAACAGGACACTACACAGAGAATGCTTGGTTAGCATCTATTGGTGGTGGCATTGGTGGTTACTGGGGACATGTAAGAAGTGATGGTGTAAGTACATCAGGTGGTTCGCAATCATCAGGTTCAATACCTTTTCTTCATGTTGTAGACAGTGAGATACTTGCATTCTCACAAGGTAAAACAAGGCGTGGAAGTTATGCGGCATACATGGATATGTCACACCCAGAGATAATAGAATTTTTAGAAATGCGTAAACCTAGTGGCGGAGACATACATAGAAAATGTCTTAACCTACATCATGCAATAAATATATCTGATGATTTTATGCAGTTAATAGAAAAGTGCATAGCTGAACCTACTTATGATGACAGTTGGAATTTAATTGACCCTCACACAAAGAAAATAATTAGAACTGTATCAGCTAGAGAGTTGTGGCAAAAATTATTAGAAACTAGAGTTGCTACTGGTGAGCCTTATGTTTCATTTATAGATACTATTAATGAAGCATTGCCTGAAACACAAAAGAAATTAGGATTAAAAGTACATCATTCTAATTTATGTACTGAAATTACTTTACCTACTAATGAAAATAGAACAGCAGTGTGTTGTTTGTCTTCAGTTAATTTAGAGAAGTATGAAGAGTGGAAAAATGAACCATTGTTCATTCCTGATTTAGTAAGATTTTTAGATAATGCTTTAACTTATTTTATAGAACATGCACCTGAAAGTGTATTTAGAGCAAAGTTTAGTGCGGCTAGTGAAAGAAGTATTGGGTTAGGAGCTATGGGTTTCCACGCATACTTACAATCTAAAGGTATACCTTTTGAAAGTGCATTAGCAAAAGCTATGAATTTAAAAATATTTAGAAAAATAAAAGAACAAGCTGTTGAAGAAAGTGAAAGACTAGCTATTAAAAGAGGTGAAGCACCAGACATGGAAGGTACAGGTAGACGTAATGCACATCTATTAGCTATTGCACCTAATGCTACATCTTCTATTATTTGTGGTACTACATCACCATCAATAGAACCATACAGAGCTAACGCTTATGTACAAAAAACAATGTCAGGTTCTTTTCTAGTTAAGAATAAATATTTAGAAAAGTTACTAGAGAAAAAAGGCATGAACACTGACGCAGTGTGGCAATCTATTGTAGCACAAAGAGGTTCAGTATTACATTTAGATGAATTATCTGATTATGAAAAAGATACATTTAAAACATCTATAGAAATTAATCAGCAATGGGTAATAGAACATGCGGCAGACAGGCAACAGTATGTGTGTCAAGGTCAGTCAGTAAATGTATTTGTACCTGCTGATGTAAACATTAAAGAGTTACATGACATACACATGTTAGCTTGGAAAAGAAAAATAAAAACTTTGTACTATTGCAGAAGTGAAGCAATTAAACGTGCAGAGTTAGTATCAAAAAAAGTAGAAAGGACAATCATACCAGAAGCAGATTGTTTAGCGTGTGAATAATGACAGACAATAGTATTTTTGATGGTTTTGATAAACCACGAAAGAAAAGACGTAAAAGAAAAGTAAAACAATCAGTGTTATGGACTGTGTATCATACAATCCTAGCAGTGGAGTTATTAATAATAATTATAATAGAGGGAGTAGAGTTACTAAGATGAGTTTATTTAAGAAGAGAGCATACTATAAACCATTTGATTACGAATGGGCATTTCAATCATACGACATGCAACAAAAAATGCACTGGCTACCTAGTGAAGTTCCATTGCATGAAGATGTAAGAGATTGGAATGAAAGATTAAGTGCGGAAGAAAAAAATTTAATAGGACAGATATTGAAATTCTTTACACAAGGAGATGTTGATATAGCACAAGCATATTTAGATAAATATATTCCACAATTTAAACCACCTGAAGTTAGAATGATGTTATCTGCAATAGCTTCTAGTGAAGCAAACCATGCACATAGTTATTCATTATTAAATGACACAATAGGTTTACCTGATAAAGAATACAAAGCGTTTCAAGAATACAAAGAAATGTCTGACAAACATGAATATTTGTTTGCATCAAAAGGCAAGGGCATTGAAGGATTAGCTAGAGAGATGGCTTGTTTTTCTGCGTTTGGTGAAGGCTTACAGTTGTTTGCTTCATTTGTAATGCTACTTAACTTTCAAAGATATGGAAGAATGAAAGGAATGTGCCAGATAGTAACTTGGTCTATCAGAGATGAAACACATCATGTTGAAAGTATGATTAAATTGTTTCATCAGTTAGTAAAAGAAAACCCTAATATTTGGACAGAAAAATTTAAAGCAAGTATCTATCAAACAGCTAGAGATATGGTTGACCTTGAAGATAAGTTTATTGATTTAGCTTTTTCTATGGGTGGTATTAGAGGATTAAAAGCTGATGAAGTTAAAGAGTATATTAGATACATTGCTGATAGAAGACTACTTCAATTATCTTTAAAACCTAATTATGGTGTAAAAGACAATCCGTTATCATGGTTAGATTGGGTATTAAATGGCGTAGAACATGCTAATTTCTTTGAG